TCGCTCTCGGCTTGGGCGAAGGCGGATTGTAATTCTTCATTGTCATTGGGGCCGCTCATGTGGGTTAGGCGGACATTGATGAGTGTTTGGGGGTATGGGTTATAGGTTTTTGTCAAATCGGACAATTTACCGCCTTTTTTGACCAAAATCGCCAGCACCTGCAAGCCTGCCACGATGGCATCGCCTGTGCGTGATTTATCAAGGCACAGAATATGCCCCGATGACTCACCACCGATGGTATAGCCGTGTTTTTCCAGCTCTTGCATGACGTAGCGGTCGCCTACTTTGGCACGGATAAAATCAATCCCTTGATTTTTAAGCAGATTTTCAAGTGCCATGTTACTCATGAGTGTACCAACCACGCCTTTTGGAGGTTCATCTGCTTCATTGGCAAGAATGTATAAAATGCCATCGCCATCTAATATCGCCCCTTTTTCATCAACCATAATGATGCGATCACCGTCGCCATCCAAGGCAATGCCCAAATCTGCTTTGTGTTCTAGGACTAGGCTTTGTAAGGTCTTAGGGTGGGTTGAACCACAGTTGTCATTGATGTTGCGACCGTTTGGCGTGTTGGCATAGGCGATGACTGTTGCCCCAAGCTCATGCAGTACCCGAGGGGCAACACTGTATCCTGCACCGTTGGCACAGTCCATGACGATGGTCAGTCCACGCAGGTCATATTGGTAGGGGAATGAACCTTTACAATACTCAATATAACGCCCCTTAGCGTCATCAATGCGGTAGCTTTTGCCAAGTTCGGTAGGATAATTGCCAAGGTGAGTTAAACTGTCGCCTGTCATCATCTGATTTAACTTCATATTAATGAAAGATTGGGTGTTTTCTGAGATTTTTTTGCCTTCACTTGAAAAAAATTTGACACCATTATCTTCATAAGGATTGTGGCTGGCTGAAATGACCACACCCATATCTGCATGAAAACTTCTTGCCAGATGGGCGATGGCAGGCGTGGGCAAAGGCCCTAATAAGTGCACATCCACACCTGCCGAGTTAAACCCTGCTTGCAAGGCGGATTCGATGACATAACCTGACAGGCGGGTGTCCTTGCCAATCACCACGCTCGGTCTCTTGTCTGTGGTATTTTTTTCTTTTAAAACCTCTCCTGTGGCATAACCCAATCTTAATAAAAAATCAGGAGTGATGGGAAATTGACCGAATGTCCCACGAATGCCATCTGTGCCAAAATAACTCATGTTACCGCCTTTTTAAATGATGAATATAAATGACACTAAGTATAACGCCAAACCATCCTATAATTCAATGATTTTTCGCTTGTATAAAAATTAATCGTATAAACAAGAATTTTTATCAAAAATTAATAAAAAGCCTTGTTTAAATGACAAATTTTTGCCACAATATGACATTTTTATCACGGAAACATTCATGACAAATTTTAAGCCACATCCTACCTTTGCCCTAAAATCAAAACATCATATAGAAGCCCTTGACATCACAGTACTGCTTTGTGAACACATCGCCACAGGGGCGATTCATTATCATTTGGCGTGTGATCATGACGAAAATGCCTTTATGATTGGTTTTGCCACTCAGCCCATGACATCCCGTGGAGAAGCTCATGTCTTAGAGCATGTTGTTTTATGTGGTTCACAAAAATATCCTGTGCGAGACCCATTTTTTAGCATGATTAAGCGTTCCTTGCAAACCTTTATGAATGCCATGACAGCAAGTGATTGGACGGTATATCCCTTTGCCAGTCAAAATAAAAACGATTATTTTAATCTTCTGTCCGTCTATCTTGATGCTGTATTTTTTCCCAACATTAACAAGCTAGACTTTGCCCAAGAGGGCATTCGCTTAGAGCTTGATGAGCAGGGGCGACCTAAATATCATGGCATCGTGTTTAATGAGATGAAAGGAGCGATGAGTGGCGAGATTGACCAGCTGTATTATGCACTGGCACCGCATTTATATCCAACGACGACCTATCATTATAATTCAGGGGGCGACCCAAAAGAGATTGTCAAGCTCACCTATGAGGATTTGGTTGATTTTCATAAGGCTCATTATCACCCATCCAACGCCATCATCATGAGTTTTGGTGATATTGACGTGGCAGAGATTCAAGCCAAATTGCACGATGATGCTTTGGCGTGTTTTGATGATAAACAAAAACCATCTCGTGGCAAAAAATTTGTCTCCATGACCGAAACTCGCCTAAATGCACCTGTTCGGGTGTATGATGGTTATACCGCCGACGTGAGTGGCGAAAAAATGACCCATAACGTGTTGGCGTGGCTGCTGCCAAATATTACCGACCCCAAACAGCGTTTGGCACTTCGCTTGATGGAGGGGGTGCTCATAGAACATGCAGGTTCGCCCCTAAGAGCCTATCTTGATAGTTCGCCACTTGGCACCTGTGCAAGTCCGTTACTGGGTTTGGATGACAGTCATTATGAGATGGTGTTTTATGCAGGGGTACGAGGTTCAGAGCGTAATCTTGCTGATGATGTGGAAAATGCCATTTTGGAGGTGCTGCGTTCTGTGGCGGATAATCCCATCGCCGATGAGACCATACAGACCATTTTGCATCAAATAGAGCTGGATCAACGCCATATCGGAGGCGATGGTATGCCCTATGGTTTAACGCTCATGTTAGAGGGGTTTAGTACAGCACTACATGGCGGTAATCCTATGGATGTGTGGGAGATTGATGAGCATTTATCGTGGTTGAGTGAGCAGGTGAAAGAACCAAATTGGGTGCAAAATCTCATCAAAACACACCTGCTTGACAATCCACACCGTGTTCGTCTGACGCTATCACCTGACAAAGATAAAGCCCAAAAACTCATTGATGATGAGAACAGAAGTTTGGATGAATTAAACGCCACATTAAATGATGATGATAAAGCAATCATCCGCCAAAAATCAGAGGAGCTTGCTGTACGCCAAGCCTTGGTGGATGATGTGGATATTTTGCCAAAAGTGGGGCTTGATGATGTTCCTAAGGGCATAAAATTTATACAAGCCAACAAACAACCGATAATCATTGGGCAAGATGAACGCACTTTGTATGAATATCATGCAGGGACAAATGGACTGTATTATTACCAGATGGTGCTTGACCTAGATGATGATGTAGAAATTTTAAATAATCCGCTACTGCCCTTATATTTGGGGCTATTGTCCGAACTTGGCACAGACAAGTATGATGCACGGACGTTTCAAGCGGTACAAGCATCTGTTTCATCAGGTGTTACCGCTCGCATATCACAGCGTACCGACCGCCACGATAAAAACAAGATGACAAGTTATCTTGTGCTGGCAACTCGTGCTTTGGCTCGTAAGCCTGAGGCGTTGGGGCTTGTAAATGAGGTGTTGTATCATACAATATTTGATGAAACTTATCGCATCAGTGAGCTTTTGCAACAAAAACAAGCATCTTGGCAATCTCGCCTATCGGCCAATGGGCACAGTTATGCCATACAGACCGCCAGTTGTGGCATGAGTAAATTGTCATCGCTGGAATATCATCATTCAGGCTTGCCTGCATTGTCGGCATTAAAGTCGTTTTTAAAAGAGGGTGAAAATGATAAGACAATTTGGCAAACTCTATCGGTACGCCTAGCCCAAATCCACAAGCGGATACAACATCTGCCCAAAGATGTGATTTTGGTGTGTGAAGCGGATAAGGCAGATGCGTTAAAGATGGCGATTAAGGACAGATTAAATGCCCCTGCTGCTCCAAAAGCATCCGATGATACCCAAGCTGGGCATGATTTGCCTTTTGATTTACTAACATTAAAAGATGATGATTTACAAAAAGACACAGCATGGCTTATTGCTACCAATGTCTATTATAATGCCATCGCCTATCCTGCAACCACATCAGGACATGATGACACACCTGCCTTGACGGTGCTTGCCCCATTTTTAAGAAATGGTTACCTACATTCGGCAATCCGTGAAAAGGGTGGAGCGTATGGCGGTGGTGCAAATTTTGATGCCAATTCGGCAAGTTTTCGCTTTTATAGCTACCGAGACCCACATTGCGTGGCGACATTTGAGCATTTTGAAAAGAGTATTGATTGGCTGTTGGATAATGACCATGATGCCAGCAAGCTAGAAGAGGCGATTTTGGGGGTTATTGGCAGTATGGACAAACCTGCATCCCCAGCAGGCGAGGCCATCAAGGCGTGCTTTGGTGAGTTACATGGTCGCACCAAAGAGATGCAAGAGGCCATGCGAGCCAAACTGTTGGCGGTAACGATAGACGATCTAAAACGTGTGGCATGCACCTATCTTAAAGACAAACCCCACGTTAAGGCAAGTCTTGCTCCGCTTGAACAAGAGACTCAGATGATGGCATTGGGATTTGACTGCCATAAGATTGGTTAGGAGCTGATAAAACCCCATGCCATATGGTATGGGGTTTGGTTTTATATACTTTTTAATAATTTTGCCAACGCAAGAGATGCATTATCCGTTTTCATAAATTGTTCGCCGATTAGGAAATGGTGAATGCCATGCGACTGCATCAGTTGTATGTCATCTGGTCCATGAATGCCACTTTCACTGACAATCAAAGCATCATCACCCACGTTTTCACGCAGGCTCTTAGCAAGGCGAATGGATGTGTTCAAATCCACATTAAAAGTGTTTAGATTGCGGTTATTGATGCCATAAATATTGTGGGCAGATTTGGGCAGTTTTAATGCACGGACCAGTTCATGCTCATCATGTATCTCAATGAGTACGTCCATGTCAAGCTCTGTTGCTACGTTGTGTAGTTGTGCTACGGTCTTATCGTCAAGGCATGCCATAATCAGCAAAACACAGTCCGCCCCCAGCGTCCGACTTTCATAAATGTGATACTCATCCACCATAAAATCTTTACGCAAAATGGGCAGATGACAAGCATTTTTGGCTTGGATGAGATGGTCATCGTGTCCTAAAAAATACTGCCTGTCCGTCAAAACAGACAGACAAGTCGCCCCAGCCAACTCATAGCCTTTGGCAGCAGTAATGGGGTCAAAATCTTGACAGATGATGCCTTTGGATGGGCTTGCTCTTTTTATCTCGCTAATTATGCCAACGTTATCTTGCGTTATCTTTTGTAAGGCATTGGCAAAACCACGCACGATGGGGGCAGAGCTGACTTTTTGTTTTAGTTCATCAAGGCTGATTTGGGTACGTGCTTGGGCAATTTCTTGGTGTTTGGTGGCGACTATTTTTTGTAAAATGGTGGGGACAGACATAAGGTCTCCTATTTAAAAATCAATGATGAAATTGTTGGGTAAATGCCACAAATTCCTGCATTTTTTGCCATGCCTTAGCACCTGCCAGCGTGTCTTTGGCAAGGGTTACGCCATCTTGAAAGCTCTTTGTTTGCCCTGATAGATACAGAGCTGCCCCTGCATTTAGGGCGATGATGTTGCGTGCTTTTTGGGTGCGTGGGTCATTGTTACCGTGTAGGGCGGATTTGATGAGGTGAAAACTTTCATCAGATGAGCTCACTGATAAGCCATCAAGCGACCCCATGGCAATGCCAGCATCAGTGGGGGTGATTTTAAAGGTGTTAACCTTGCCGTTTTTATATTCCGATACGGTTGTAGGCACAGCAAGGCTTATCTCATCCAGACCATCATCAGAATGCACAACCCACACATGACGACTGCCAAGGTTGCCCATGACATGAGCGATTTTCTCACACAATGCCACATCATACACCCCAAGCAGGGCATTTGGGGCAAAAGCAGGGTTGGTCAAAGGCCCTAAAACATTAAAAAGTGTCCGTATTTTTAACGTGCTACGTACTGCTTTGGCATGACGCATGGCAGGGTGATGGTTGGGGGCAAACATAAAGCAGATGCCTGTCTTGTTGGCACAATGAGCAACTTGTTCTGAATCAAGGGCAAGATTCACACCTGCACAAGCAAGCAAATCAGATGCCCCAGAGAGACTTGATACGCCTGTACTGCCGTGTTTGGCAACTACACCACCACAGGCTGCCACCACAAAAGCACAGGCGGTAGATACGTTAAATAAGTTCGCACCATCTCCGCCTGTTCCCACAATGTCCACCGCATTATCCACATCAAGGCTTACAGTTTTGGCAAATGAACGCATGACAAGAGCACAGGCGGTAATCTCATCCACGCTCTCACCTTTGATACGCCATGCTGTCATGATGGCAGAGAGCAGTACATCGGGGCATTTGCCTGTCATGATGTATTCCATCAGCTTTGTGGCAGTATCATCGCTTAGCTCTTTGCCACTGATTAGGGTGTTTAGGGTGTGTACCAAAAAGGCATGAATGTCGTGGTCATTGTTTGGCTTCATGAGTTTCCTTTTTAAATGAATTATAGATGTTTGGATGATGCCATCATTCATGACGTTTATAAAAACATAATGACTTGCGGTTTGACCATGTTTTTAAAACAACCTTTTATTTTTAAATGTAAAATGTAAAATGACATGGCATCATAAAGGGCGGGTGCACCCCAATATTTACGCCACCGTTGGCAATTGATTATCATCTAACACAGCAAGTCCACAGCGTTTTAGGAAATTATTAAACAGCCGATAACCATGCTCGCTTAGAATGGATTCTGGGTGAAACTGCACCCCCTCAATGTTCATCTCTTTATGGCGAACGCCCATAATTTCTCCCATAGAGCCATCTGTGTGCTGTGTCCAAGCGGTGATGTGTAGGCAGTCGGGTATTGTGGTTTTATCAATGACCAGCGAATGATAACGCACCGCTGATATGGGATTTGGCAAGCCGTGAAATACGCCTACATCATCATGATACACCTTTGATAGTCGTCCGTGCATGATGTTAGCTGCTTGAACAACATCGCCACCAAAGGCTTGTCCGATGGCTTGATGACCTAAGCATACACCCAAAATGGGAATTTGTCCGCCAAATTGTGTCAAAATTGGCAAGCTAATCCCCGCCTCGGTTGGTGTACAAGGACCAGGCCCTAAGATGATGGCTTTTGGGGCAAGGGCATCAATCTCATCTGGTGTCATTTCATTGTTGCGTTTGACCACAATTTTTTGCTTTAACTCACCAAAATACTGCACAATGTTGTAGGTAAAACTACAATAGTTATCAATCATCAAAATCATTTTTAAAATATCCTATTGATTTTATTAAATATTTTAATCTATGTTAGAAAACCACACTCAATATTACACTCAAAAAATAAAAATCACACCCTATTTGAGTGTGCTTTTTGCTATTTGTGTTCAACGAATGTCTTGACATTATTTTCCAACCAATAAGGGTAAGGGTCATGCCCATCTTCTTTTGGTATTTTACCACTCTTTTGCCATCTGTCAAATGTTGAACGTGTTTTGCCCAATAATGTGCAAAATTCACGGTCAAGATGCCATTGTCAAAAAAGGCGAGATTTATCTGCCAAATCCCAGTCCCATTGATGGGAGTGAAGCGGTTAAAAAACAGCGTTACATGGATTATCAAAAACGAGCCGTTTTTTATAATGTTACCAAACGAACCGCCAACGCCATGGCAGGGATGGTCTTTGCTAAATACCCCACGCTTGACATACCGCCAGAACTAGAACGCATAAAAACAAATGTGGATGGTGGTAGTTTGTCGCTAGTCGGTCAAGCACGCCAAGCCTTTTTGATGATGCTGTTAAAGGGGCGTGGTGGATTGCTTGCCGATTACCCTTATGTGCCTAGTGATGAATATAAGCCAACCAAAGCACAGGTTAAAAAATATAACTATGTGCCAAAAATTAGGCTTTTTGAACCAAAGCATATCATTAACTGGCGTGTTGAGCCTATCAATAACGCCAATAAATTAACCCTGCTAGTGCTAAAAGAAAGCTACATCAAATCAGATGACGGCTTTAAAGCGGAATATGGCGAGCAGTTAATCGTGTATCGCTGGATTGACGGTGTGGTACATCATAGTCTATACCAAAAAGACGGTGTATGGCGTGAAGTGCAGACAGGCGTTTTAAATGGCGTTGCCGATATTCCATTCACGTTTTTTGGGTCAAATGATAATGATGAGACCATAGATGATTCGCCATTGTATGATTTGGCAGTGCTAAACCTTGCCCATTATCGCAACACGGCAGACTATGAAGAAGGTAACTTCATCGCAGGACAGCCAAGCTTATTTATTACAGGGCTTACCAAAGAATGGGTAACTGATATTATCAATCAAGGACACCCAATCCGCCTAGGAGCGAGAACGGCTAACATCTTAGGCAGTGGTTCTAACGCCTTCTTGTTACAAGCCACTGCCAACAGTGGGTTATATCAAGCCCTGCAAGATAAGAAAGAGCAAATGGTGGCATTAGGGGCAAGATTGATTGAGCCGAACGGTAGCACCAAGACTGCCACCGAAGCCCAAAGCGATAAAGCAGATGAGACATCGGTACTTGCCATGCTTGCCAATAACCTATCGGACGCTTATAGCCGTGTGCTTAATTATTGTGCCGACTTTTTGGGTGTTAATCATGAATGCACCATGGCACTTAATACCAAGTTTGACAGCACCAAGATGACCCCACAAGAACGCCAACAGCTCATCGCAGAATGGCAAGCAGGGGCAATCACTTGGGGTGAAATGCGGGCAAGAATGGTAGATGATGAGATTGCCTTTATTGAAGATGATGAGCTTGCCAAATCTCAAATTGACAGCGATTTGGGCGAGATTACAGGCCACATTGATGATGAGCCATGAAATGGTGCTAAATGAAAACCTTAATTAATTTAGAAAGATTAAAAACCCAATTGGCAAATGATTTTAAAATCAGTATCGAAGAGATTTTGGCGTTTTTACAAAGGGTGGTTTTTAATGAAGAGCTTAGCGACTTATCACAAAAACAGATAAGAGTAATAATAAGACGCACAAATGACCAATTGACAACCATCTTTGGGGCATTTGTTGGCAACCTTAAAAGCAACTGGCAAGAGCTTTTTAAACACCGCTACAAGATGGACGCCCCAAAGGACATAAAGACATTACAAAAGTACGCCGATGAAGTGTTTGCTAAGCCGTTGCGACTAGATGGCAAAATGGGCATAACACTAGATGAGCTGCTAGATGCGTTCACCGACACAGAACGCAAAAAAATCATTAACGCCATACGCCTAGCCCACCATGAAGGCTTGCCTAATGCCAAACTTATCCAAATGATAAGGGGGTCAAGGGCTAGAAACTACCAAGATGGCATTTTGGTAATCACAACACGCCATGCCAAGACCATTGCCCACACAGGCACAGCCATTGTTGCAAATCAAGCCAAGCAGGCTCTCATCGCCGATAATGCCGATATCATCAAAGGCATTAAAATACTTGCTACCTTAGATTTACGCACCAGTGGCATTTGTAGGGGTTTGGATGGGGTGTTTATGCCTTTGGACAAAGCACGATATCCGCCCTATCATTTTAACTGCCGTACAAGTTTTGAGATTGTTTATGATGGCTATCAAACGCCCAAACAGCGAGCGAGCATGGATGGGGTTGTTAAAAATCAAAGCTATTATGAATGGCTAAAAAATCAGCCTGCCCAATATCAAGATGAAGTGTTGGGTAAAACCCGAGCGAAGTTATTTCGTGATGGTGGCATGACAGTAGAGCGGTTTAGGGTGTTACAGCTTGATAAGAACTTTACACCGCTAACCCTAGATGAGATGAAACATCTTGAACCCAAAGCATTTAAAAAGGCAAGCATCCATTAGGATGCTTTTTTATCATCCGCTATTTGTAACAGCAAAATCAAAGGTAGTAACCAATGAGCGAAAAACCAACCACAGTTTTAAGCGATGACACGCAAAACCAAATCACCCAAGAGCAGTACAACAAGCTACAAGCAGAAGTTGACCGATTGCGTAAACACAGTGAGACCCTTTTGGCTGAGAAAAAGCAACAAAGTGAACAGCGAAAGACTGAGCAGGCTGAAAAAGAGCGACTTGCCGAAGAGACTGCACGCAAAAAGGGGGATTTTGAGGCACTAGAAAAGCAGTACCAAGCCAAAATTCAAGAGCTAAATGAGCAAATCGCTAAGCGTGATAAAGAGCGTGATGAGCATTTGGTCAAATCACACGCCCAAAAGCTATCAAGTCAGTTAAGCGATAACCCTGCCAACCAAGAGATTTTACAAATACTCATTGAAAAGCGTTTGTCTGCCAAAGATGGTCAGCTAAGCGTGTTAGATGACAGTGGTGCTGTATCTATCATGACCCTTGACGATTTGGCAAAACAAATCCAAAACTGTGGCAAATACGACAGCTTAATCATTGGCACACGAGCCAGCGGTACAGGTTCAAACGGTCAATTAATTAAGCGAGCAGGTGATTACAGTGAACAAGAGCGATTAGCACTTGCCAACTCAAACCCTGCTTTATTCAATCAATTATTTTTGGAGTAAATATGGCAAAATTAAGAGAGATTTTTAATAAAAATGTCACCTTGTCTTATCAGGTTAAAGACAACTTACAGCGGTCAAAGTTTTGGCAATCAGGGGCATTTGTTTCAGATGCTCGTTTGCGTCCATTGCTAAACAGCGGTTCATTAACCTTTGATGTGCCTTTTATCCACCCCATTGATGGCAACTTAGAAGCCAACTATGGCAACACCATCATGACAGATATTGCGATGCCACGTTCAATCGAAGGCAGTAAATCAAAAGGGCGTTTGGCACTGTTAAATGAGGGTTTTATTGAAAGCCGTCTTGAAAGCTATTTGATGGGTCAATCACCGCTAAAACTCATGGCACAGATGATTGATGACTATTGGCTTGCACAAGCTGAAAACCGTGCCATCGCTACCTTGTTTGGTCTTTTAAATTATGACCAATCTAATGGTAAGAAGTTATCTACTGACATATCAAAGGCAACCGCTGATGATACATCAGGCTTTGATGTCCATGCCTTTATTGATGCTGAGGGTAGCCTAGATGAGATACACCAAGGCTCAGGCTTGATGATTGTTCATCCTTTGATTGCAACTAAGATGAGAAAACAGCGACTACTTGAGAGAGTAACCACCGCCGATGATTTAAAGCCCATTGATGTGTATAACGGTCGCAGGCTTATCCAGTCAAAGCGTGCCACGGTCATAGGTACAGGTAAAAACGCAAAATATGTCTCTTATTTGTTAGGGGCTGGGGCATTTGTCGCCGACATGGTTGCAGGGCTTGATGATTTGGAGATTGAACGCACAGCGAACACAGGCAACGGCTCAGGTCATACCACGCTATGGACACGCCGTAACATGCTCATCCACCCCCAAGGGTTTAGCTTCATTGCCAATACGCTAACAGGTGGCACAAAAAATGAAGCCTTATCACCGAGTTGGACGGATTTGACCACCGCCGCCAACTGGCGATTGGACGCTGATGCTGATGCTACCCCCATCCGCTTTTTAATCACCAACCTATAAGGAGAGATTCATGTCATTACCAAAAGATAAGGTTAAGCCTGCTTTTAATTTTACCTATCCATCAGAGCGAGCGTATTTTGATGAAAGCAAAAGCACACTGGCTAACGCACAGGTAACAGACCCTGCCAAAAGTGGGGCAGATTATGGTATCAAAGACCCACAGGTTACCGAAGCCTTGACAGGTACAAAGTCAGAAACCGCTAAGGTTGAATAACCCCAAACAGCACGAACAAAAACCCCACCTAAAACAGATGGGGTTTTTAGGATGAAACAATGATAACACTTGATGATTTAACAGACATTGATAAGGCTGATGAACAAACCGT